TGGATCAGGAATTGAACTTGCGTGATGTAATCGGAAAGCTGCATCACCTGACTTCCATTGCGGGTGCGTCGCGGGAGATGCGTTGCATCCTATCATGGTAGATCAGATGCCCGGCAAGCGTCGCCCCGATGAGACCGGTTACGCCGTTATAGAACGGGAAGAAAAACAGGCTCGAGGTGGCAAAACCGACAAATGGCAGCCAGTATTTCGACCTGGTCCGGGTCAGTGCGACTGCGTAAACCAGATAGATCGGCGCGGCGAAGACGCCCAATTCATAGGCCAGTTGCAGGTAATCGTTATGAACGTGGCCGGGGTAGTGGATGACCCCGCCGACGTTGAACACCATGTTGGAGAATTCGCCGGGACCGTGGCCGAGCCATTCGAGCTGCTGCCATGCTACCGCCCAGAACAATAGCCGATCGGCGTCCGACACGCCCACGAAGGTCAGTAAAACACAGGCCGCGGCAAGAACCGCGAGCACCGCGCCGCGCCAGCCGAATATCCGGCCAATCAGTGCGGCGAGCAGCACCAGATAGGCGCCGCGGGATTGCGCAATGACGAGGCCCGGCACCATCAGCGGCATGAACCGCCAGTCGCCGGCGCAGGCGAGCGCGGTGATCACAAGCGAGATGGCGCAGGCATGGATGGCCGAGTTATAGAGCAGGCCGGCCGGGAAATTATAACTATCGATCGAGACCCACCCCATCCACTGCGCCACCGCGATAAGCGACGACAGCGACAGCGATGCGGAGAGGCCCCGGAACAGACCGCGCAGGTCGTTACCGGCCCCGATCACGAACGAACACGCGAGAAAAAACAGCAGCCATTCCCCGTTCAACTCGCGGGCGGGGATTTCAGCGGAGGCGATGAGGCTGAAACTGAGCCAGTTCAGGATGGGCAGGGATGCGCCGAGCCAGAACACATCACGAGGCCGCCCGCCGCCGGGTCTCGGCCGGGACCTGCGGATCGGCCAGGATCGGCGCGTCCAGATCCGGCTTTTCCTCGACCATGCGATAGATCACCGGCTTGAACTCGAACTTGCCGAACAATTCCTCGGCCAGCGTCTTGCCGTTCTTCTGCCGCTCGAGGTGTGGCTTGGTGTTCCAGCCTTGGCGCTTGCAGGTATGGCGGAACATGGCATCCGGCTTCACGTCGTAATGATAGCCGAACAGGTGTGCGGCCATGTCGAGCGGCAGGTTTTGCGCGCGCCCCTTCTCGATCGTGATCGGAACACCGTCGAACATGTCGGTGAAGTCGGCATTGCCGTTATTGGTCACGCGCAGATAGTGCGTGCGGATGTCGGGAGCGCCGAGATCGGGGGTTTCCATCTAGTACCTCTTGAATCGATCGGGAATGCCGATGCGGGTCTTGTGGCCGGGCTCGTCGACATGCAGGCAGCCGTGGTCCCCGGACGTGGCGCGCACCAGGGAGTTCGGCAGCCGCGGCCCGAGCTTGGTATTGATCCGATCGCCACCGAAGGACGGGTTGAATCGCGGTTCTGCCGATCCCCCAAATACCCGATCCCCGGTGCGATAGCGGTAGCCCATGGCCGGCCTCAGTAATATTCGATGAACGTGATCGGGGTCGAGATGCTTGAGGCGATGACGTTGATCTGGGCGCCGACATTCGCGCCAGCATTCGTAACACCTTGGGTCGAGCCAATCGTCCAGCATGACGTAGCCAGATTGCCCGCGGCCAGCACGCGGCCGGTCGTGAGGGAAACCGGCGTCGGCGAGGTTCCCAAGGTGAACGTCACCGTATTGGTGGCGTGTTCGTTGCAGATCGTGACGCCCTTACGGCCGGGATTCGCCGCAAGCGCCGCCATGGTGGCGGACGCACCCCCGGTGACCGTCGTCATGCTGGGGCCGAGCGCGGTCTGTTGCGCCAGCGCATAACCGGCCCACCCGACCATCGGAACCGCCAGAAGGGCAAACAGGCTGTTACGCATGGGCTGCCTCTTCCTTGACGGGCGTCAGCAAGGATGAGCTGGGGCTTTCGGGTGCCGGCGGCGCGGGGGGCGGTGCCGGTTCTTCCGCGACCTCGAACTTCATCGGGACCCAGGTGTTGGCGGCGTTGAGTTCGTAGATGCGCTTTTCCGTGACCGCGAAGATCCTCCCCGTGGGGAGCTGGGCGATCTGCACAACCGGGTGTTCGGATTCGTGGGCAATCTCAGGCATCATTGCACCCTGGGCTGGATGAGAATGGACGAGTTGGCGAGCGATGTCACGGCGACCAGCGCGGTCACGGCAACGCCGCCGGCGCCGCCGGTGAACGTGACGGTTGGTGCGCTGGTATACCCGCCGCCGCTGTTCACCATATGAACGCCGGTCAGCGTGCCGGAGCCGGTCAGAGCCGCGGAGGTCAATTGGGCGCCCGTCGACGAAGTGTTCTGGTTACCCGGAACCGCGTTGGAGGGATAGACGAGGCCAGGCGCGGGGATGCCGCCGGCAGCGAACGACCCGGAGGGGCCGCCCTGGTAGAGCGCAGGCTGCGGGATGATGTAGAAGTTCGGCGAGGTCGCGTAGCCCGCGCCAGCATTCACGATCGTGATAGAGGCGATACCGCTCGATCCCGCCGCGGTCATGACGGCGATGGCGGATGCCTGGATGCCGCCGGGCGGCGGCGGATCGATCACGATCGCGGGCGGCACCAGGAAGCCGGAGCCGGCCTGGGTGACGGTGGGCGCGGCGACCGTGCCGCCGACGATGACATAGCCGGTGGCGGTCGGATATCCGGTCGTGTTGGAGACGCCGTAACCGATCGAAACGCCGGTGGCGGTGGCACCGATGCCGTTGGTCATGCCCGAACCGGCGTTCGTGATGGTGTTGCCGGAGACCACGCCGGTGACGTTGTGGGCGCGCAAATTATACCCGTCGCAGGAGATCCAGTCGCCGTTGTTGGCGGAGGCGGATTCGATCACCGCCCAGACCTGTTCGGTCGGGTCGTAGCGCTCGACCACGGTGTTGGCGTCGAGCGTGACGATGTACTCACCGGCCGGGAAATACCAGACGCCGCCGGAGCCGAGGCTGAGCCTCGCGGTGCCCTCGCCGACCTGGGCAAGTGGATTGTAAAATGCGCCGCCTATACGAGCCATGACAACCTCAGATGTTCAGGAACGCAAGCCCGTCGAACTTGCCGTGCGCCTTGCACTTCACGTCGACCAGCTCCAGAAGGCTCAGGATCGCTCCGACATAGCCGAGCTGGTTGTTCGGCAGCGTGGATTCGAACCCGGTAAACGAGAAGGCAGCCCGCTCATGCAGGAACAGGCTCAGATAGTTGGTGTTGATCAGATAGAGCGTGCCTTCCGGGCAATAGGGGTCGGCGTAGAACGGCACACCGCCGACATCGAGCGCGCGGAACAGCGATTCGATCTTCTTGTCGGCGCCGAACGCACTGCCCGGTGTGATGTTGTAGCGCTCCTGGCTGGTGAAGTCCTGCGCCAGCAGTGTCCATGTCCCGAACCCCATGATGCCGATCGTCGGCATCTCGCCGGTGGTCTTGGTGACCTGGGCGATGTATTGCAGCATCAGGTTGCGGGTCGGCGTGGTGGTGCCGCCGTTATGGACGTAGGTCGATTTCCAGAAGGTATTGGTGGTGCGCGACACGCCGCCATAGTTGACCGCGAAGGTGCCGTCATCGATCGCCGCCGGCAGACCGATCAACTGCTGCTGGTTGGAGACGTTGTTGAACAGCGAGGTCGCGAAGGTGTCGATCGTGACGTTGGTCGAGTCGTTCATGCGCGCTTCGATCAGCGGCACCACCGAATAGTCGAGCTGGACGAGGCCTTCCATGCCCAGGAAGGGAATGGTCGAGACGAAGGCTTTCAGGTTGAACTCGGCGTTCTGGATGCCGGGCTGCACGCCGGGCTGCTCGAACGAGCCGGAATAGTCGACCCACTGGCCCGACACCATCGGGGCGCCCTGTAGCGGCGCGGTGATCGGCGACAGACCGCCGGTCGCGACCTGGGCCGAAGAAAGCAGCGCTGCCATCAAGGGCGCCGACTTCCAGAGCTGGACGTAGACACGAGGCATGAAGGCCCGGCGCACGACGGAGGACAATTCCGCGGCTATGGCGCCTTGGCTTGGGACGATGCCGCTACCGAATTGGGGCATAACTCACTGTCTCCGTTAACGCTTTCTCATGAATTCTGAAATCACCGCGTGCGCGGTGTCGCGCGAGGCCTTGACCGGGTCGGTGCCGAACTTGGCGAACTCCGGGATCTCCCAGGTCGCGCCGTGCTGCGGCACTTCGTAATTTGGGTCGGGGTCGATCGGCGGCAGGGTGGCGGCGTAGAGCGTCGCGCCATCGTCGTAATCGACGATTCCCTTTTTCTGCATCAGCTCTTCGATCTTCTTGATGTCGTCTTCGGAATATTTCCGCCCCGTGCCTTCGGGCCCGCCGGTGAGCAGGGTCACGCGCTTGCGGTTCATCTGCTCCAGCATGGCGTCCTGCTGTCGCTTGATGTCGCGCTCTTCCTGCTCTTTGCGGAAATTCTCGAACTTGTCGTCGACATCGATGTCGGCGAAGGCCTGCGCATGCCGAGAGTCCGGCTTCAGCTTCTTGACCGCGGCCGCGATGGTCTTGCGGGTGTCCTTGTTGTGCGACAGCTCATAGAACAGGTCGGCGAGATCGGCGGCGGTGCCGAGATCGAGACCGGCCTTGGTGCGGGTGATCTGATGCGTGTCGCTCATCCGTCATGCCCTCAGATCGGCTTGTTTTTCTGCGCCGTGGGGCCGCCGCGCTCCAGCGTCGGCGCGCCGGTCTTGTAGCGCTCGCCGGACGGGGAGGTCAGTTTTGCTTCCGAGGTGAAGCCGCCGAGCTGGGTATAGGTCGGGGGATTGCGGAAGATACCGTCCTGCATGGTGCGGCGGCCGAGATTGCCGACCCTTACCTTCGGACGCAAATATTCGGTCATGCTGCTTCTCCCTGAGGTGGAGGTGGTGCGCCCATGCCGGGCGGCGGCGAATTATTGGAAATCAGGCCAGGCGGTGGGGCCGAGGACATCGGCCCCTGTTTGGCTGACATGGCCATTTGAGCAAGGCCCGCCGGGACCATGTTGGCGCCTTCTGCCTTGCCAAAGATCGGATTGAGGGAGGACATCGCACGAAGCAATGCCTGCTGTTCTTTCGAGCCGGCCTCGAACGCCATCGACGCTTTCAGCAGCACCGGCATCACGGCCTTGACGCTCTGCACCGCGGCGGCCTTGTTGCCGGCGCCGGCGCCGGGCGACATCATCGGAGACCCGCCGGGGCCAGACGGGCCGCCTGTCGGCGACTGCGGCAACGCAGGGCCACTTCCCGGAGCTTCCGGCGGCGGCGCAAGCGGTGCGGATGGATCGGCCATGGCGGCAATTGATATGCCGCTTTTAGTTCCCGCGTCAAGCCTATGAAACAAAACGCCCCGCCGGGAGGGACGGGGCGCCGTGGGGATGAGTTCTTCGAAGTTACTTCCGGCGTCCCTTGCGGTGACCGCGCTTGTGCTTGCGTTTCATGTGATGCTCCCTTCCGATTGGATTGGCGGTCGGAACTGGATTGGCGATCAACCCAGCACGCCCCTTTCGCGCATCGACGACAAGATTACGCAGTTTGGTGGCGGCGTCAAGCGTGGGCGCCGTGTCCCTTGCCCTTGCCGTTGGGCTTTTCCGCGCCGTCGGCGAGACCCATTTTCATTTTTAGCGCCTGGGCCTGTGCGGCTTTCTTCTGCCGCGAGCGCAGCGAATGAATCAGGTTGTCGCGGTCGGGCGGGTTCATCAGGCGGATCAATCCCTCCTGGTCGATCGCCTGCGCCTTGAACAGGCCGGCGGCGAGCTCGCGGGTATCGTCGGAGAATAGAGGCGAGTGCGAGTGGCCGGCGATGCGGATCGAATATTCTCCGTCCATGTTGGCATAGTAGAAGGGATCGCCGGGCTTGCCGTCATCCTTGGGGTCCGGCTTGATCTCCTCGTCGTTGTTGCGCATGTTGAGCTTGAAGGTGAGATCGCCGAGCCGAACCAGCGGCGCTTCGAGCCGGATCGCGGCCTTCTTGATTCGGCCCGACCCGGTGGTGGCGAGCTGCTTAGCATGTCCT